TTAGTTTTTAGCTTTCCAGAAAAGGTAAACTTTAATCTGCAACAAGAAACCGCAGACCTTGATTAAGCGTGCAAGCTTTTCAAGGTTGGCTTTCATCACTTCTTTGGCGTAAACTTCCTTCCTTCCGAAGGGAATATGGCAGAAAAAGTATTTCATAAACCGTGCGTGACAATGTTTAATGAATGATTCCCTCAACTTTTCTAGACCTTCATCGCTTAGGGTTTGCAGCTTATTCAAAACGTATTTTTCGCTTCCGAGCAGTTGAATGTTAAAGCCGAGATGCTCGAGGGTTTCCGCAATCTTCAAGGCTTCTTTAGGCGGTGGCTGCTCTGCTATTTTCCGCATTCCAGCCTTCTCTCCGAACGGATTATATTTCGCCATGACTGCTGGCATTTCCACGTAAGGCGTTCCAGCCTTAGCCAAGGTTTCCCGCACAAGCTTAACGCCCAAGCCTATGGTGCGGTATTTTGGATGCACAACAACACGGCTTATAATGCTCAACTTGTCGTTTAGCTCTTTCATTGACATCTTTGGCAAAACAAGCCTACGCCCGAAGCATGTGGGTGGCGGATAACAGTAAACAATGACTCCGCACAGTTCTTCCCCACGTTTGAGGCAGAAGATTTTGCGAGGTGCAGCTATCTTGTGGCTGCGATAGTGGAAGCCCGAGAGTTTTCTCCAATCTTCTGTTGTGCCTTCAACTATTCGCATTTCTTTTGTTAAACTGCATTCTTTGGCTGGATTGTTAGGATAGTAATTTATGGTTATTTCTTTTCCGAAGCGTTTGTGAATGTGGACGCTCGGGTTTAGATCCTCAAACAAGTCTGTGTGTGTTGTCGCTGCAAGAACCGCTTTGCCTTGTTGACGTGCAAGCTTCTGAAGATTATAAGCTACGATTTTAGCCGTGTCTCTGTCAAGGGTTGCAGCGAACTCGTCCATTATCCAAAACTGAGCCTTACTCTCCATCATTTTCGCAATCTTGTAACGGTATTTCTGTCCATCACTAAGCTGCTCATAACTGCGTAAGAAAAGGAAAGCATCGTTTAAGCCGACTTTGCTCAGAAGCTCCAAGCCTTCCTCAAGGGTTTCGCCAACCGTCTCTATTAGTGGCCGGTTCAAGTCCGGCTGGATGTCCGCAATGTTAATGCAGCTTACGCCCATGTCCCCTTTGATGTCCTTCTCCAAAGCCTTCAGCAAAACGCTTTTTCCGCTTCCACTATCACCCGTTATGTAAACGATGTCCGTAGGCCCTATTTTCAACTCAACATTATCGTAAACTATGAACTTCTCCCATTGGTCAAGCCCAAGTCCGAAGCCTTCAGCCACAGAGACCACTCTGCTTGTAGGCTTGGGAGCAGCAGTTTGATAGCCGATGCTAATTATGAATTTGCCTGTTCGCTTGTCATAGCGACGGGCGTAACTGCGAATGTGGAAATACTCTCGGCGTCTTCTCAAATTCAATCACTATTTTTTGATTTGTATGGTGTCCGCTGACAGGTTTTAAAATGCACAAAAATAGCGGAAGGACTAAAAGGATTTCAAAAGGAGCCTTTTTGCTTTACGCTTCTCCTTGCGCTTACGCTTTTCTCTTCCCTTGCCCATTTAGGCTTTCTGCCCCACGAAAACGCCGATAACTGTGCCGGATAAGCCCGTGATTGCCGCGAATATTTCGCTGTTCCATTTGCCCAGTAAAGCCATGTGGGCTATTTCGAGAGCTGACAAGCAAGCAGTCATGGCTATTGCGAATTTCACGCCTAAAACAAGTTTTTCGTTTGGCGGAATCACTATTACTTGCTGTTTTCCCTTTGGTCCTTTACGAGCTATCTTTTTTGTTAAAGCACGTCTAATCCAGCTTCTCATGATTGTTAGCCCTCATCTGGAAAATTCTTCTACGTCTTCTCCGTGTTCCTGCGCCCATCATTACGTTTCGGAGAATTAGAGTCGCCTCTTCACTTGTTAGAAAAGCCTTATGGAGAATTTGAATTTCTTTGAACCATGGAAACGGGATGGCTGTGTAATCGACATCGTGCAATTCAGGGTTGTAGGAAAAGTCGTTTTGGCAGAGAATTGCATGTTTTGGCTGTCCAGCGTAGCCTACGTATATGCCTACGCTTTTAACGGGAACCGGGATTCCTGCTGTGGTGAAGCTGGATCCGATGCTTGCATCGTTCCAGAATATGCAGACAAGGTCTCCTGGTTCAAGCTTTTCTTTTTTCTTATTCACGTAAAATCGCCTACTTTTCAACCTAACATTATGTAATCAGGCTCCTTCTTTGTCGCCCTTGAAATTCTTAGAATTATTTTTCCGTCGGCGGTAACAATTACCAACGGAGCCTCAATTAAGTTGGCGCCTTTCCAAACATCGGTTCCTAACCCAGAGTCTTGAAACTTCATGGCTCGGAATGGAATGTTAAATATATCAACTCCTAAGCCCGTATCCGAAAACGTTTTTAAAAGGAATCCTAAAACTTCGTTTGTGAAAACATCGGAGCCACTTCCTAAGTCCGAAAACACTAATTCACGCAAAAGAGTAAATATGTCTGCTCCGCTTCCAATGTCAGAGAACTTCATTGCCTTGAACGGAATTAAGAATATGTCACTGCCACTTCCTAAGTCTGAAAATGCTAACTGTCGTAAAAGACCAAAAACGTCCACTCCATCGCCGACATCTGAAAATCGCATAGCCTTGAATAATATGATGAAAGCATCAGTACCTAAACCAGTGTCTGAAAATTTCATCGCCTTAAATGGAATGCTAAAAGCGTCACTTCCCAATCCTGCATCAGAAAACGCTTTTAAAATTGCTGCTAAAATTTCCTTTGCGAAACTGTCAGAGCCTAAGCCCGAATCTGAGAATGCTAACTCACGCAGAAGAGCAAAAACGTCTGCTCCTGCGCCTACATCAGAAAAGCCCATGGACCTAAAAGGCGTGTTAAAAGCATCTGCACCTTGACCTACATCACCAAACGGTAAAGCCTTAAACGGTATGCCGAAAACTTCGCTACCTGCACCAGATTCAGAAAAGCTTTTGTCAATAACTCCGACTCCGACAATTATTATTGTTGTTCCGTCTTCCAGCAAACCATCTATTTTGCGAAAGCCCCATTCGTCCATGTAATCGTTAATCATCACGTCGCCGTACTCGGTCAGGTCACTCAATTCTTAAGCCTCGAAAGATTATCTGTGAAGGAACCCAGTTACTACCGTTTCGAACAGGGCGTGTTGTTCCCGTTGTAGATTCTATACCATTTGAGTATATGGAATCTCCTCGTGAAATTTGAAACATTCCATAAGTTGCTGCAGGATACCATAATGGAACAGTAAAAGCGCTTGCTGCTGTGTAAACAAAAACATCATTATGATACCATTTGGGGGTTCCGCCACTACCTTGAACTGCTACGTTTATATTATATAAGCATCGAGGTTTGTTGAATGGAATTACTCGAGTGACATTCATCCAGAAAGTTTTCATATCCCAGTTGCTATCAGCTTGATTAGACCATAATTTAATACCTAAAACGTCACCGACTGCAACATTATAAAAATAGCATCCCAATCTGTAATAATAATTGGCAGCAACAGTAAAAGTTCCAGTCTTAACTGAAACCCCATTTTTTGTCATTCGATAAGAAATTGTTGCGGCTGTTACAACTTGACCGCTTCCGTTGAGAATTGCAACTTCTATTCTTTGAAAAACGTTGAAGCTTAACTGAACTAAATCTGCTTGTGCTATCGTGTAGGCTATTTGAGGGTCAGTTGGTTCAGAAGTGGGAAGAGTTTCAGGGGTAATTTGTGTTTCCTGAACGGCTGGATAAGTGAAAGTCAATATTTTTCTTTCTGTCAAAAGCGGAGTTACTCGACCCATTCCGTCTTATCTCCTTACTTCGTCTGCACGCCATCATAGCCAATAAGTTTCGCCGCGGCATTCGTGTTTTTCACTCGAATCCTGTCAGTGTTGTTGCAGTGAAAAGCGTATTTTGCATATATGCCTGCTCCTGTGTCGGTATCAAATGTTAAGTCGTTTGTCCCGTCATATCTATGCAGTTCAACGTCAAACTCGTGGTAAACGTTATGGATAACCCACTCAACACCAGACGCTGGCTGAATGTCCAAATAAGCAGCTGCTGCAATACTTTGAATGTCTGCCACAACATCGCCTACAGCCATTGAAACTCAGCCTCCTTTTTTAATACCTCAAAATACGGTTCATAACCCATGCTTTTGAGAACCTGTCTTTTCTGTTCAACCGTTGCTACATTAATGTCTATGGCTTTCTCCTTAGCAACAGTTTGCATCATAGTAAGTATGTCATCTATGGCAGCACAGATTGACGCCCCTGATTCTAATCTCTTCAATGTAACAGTTTTTCCCACGAAATACCACCGATTTAGCTCCATGTGATAGTGCCCGTCAAACGCCACGTCTGGCCACTTGGTTTAGTGCCTAAACTCGTATTTTGCCGACATAAGTTCTTGTTTGGCGTAGAACCGTTATCTATGGATTCTTCAAGCCACGCCCATTCTGCTTCACCATCGACAAAATCTGATTGGAACACTATGTTATGGTCGCCGCTTTTCGATGGATAAGTTGCGTTCATTGCTTTGTAGAGCGAACTTGCACCCAATAATCCCGTTTGCGTGTCTGCTGGCGCTGTTGCATCGTTGCCAACGCCTATTCGTGCATTGGCATTGCTATAAACAACTTCCGATCCGATGCCGCACAGTAATCCGAGGAATGTTGCAATTCCTTCGTGAAGCAAACAATTATGTGGATTGCCTTTAACAACTTCATAAGGTTTTATGCCTTTTTCTTCAATTTCCTTGCTATCTTTTGCAATGAATTTTTCGACTGTCCATTGGATTTTATGTTTCGCTTCTTCTTTTATACTCATTTTTTTATTCCTCCATTATTTTCGGTTTCTCGCACAGTCAGGCAAGCCGAATGTGTCGAGCCGATTATGTTCGAGTAATAATCCATGTTCCATCCTCGTTCCAAGTGAATGTAAGCGTGAAAAGCAACTCTGTATCCTGGTACGCTTTTATTGTGGCAATTGTCCCATCAGGGTTCGGTGTGCCAATCAACTTTGTGATTTTTTTCCCTATGGGCGCGCTTGTTAATGTGCTTAGAATGGCGTTGTGAATTGATTCGCCAGCCCAAACACTCATTGGTATCAAATCCTCGCAAGTTTATATCTACTCAGATGGTCGGTTTTGCTCCGGAGAGCATACAAGTAATCCGCTAATAATGGAATTTCTCTTCCAAGCTCCATTGTGATTTCGAGAGTCTGAGTTTTAGCATCAACATAATACTCAACGCTCAAAATGCGGAAGTCAGCATCAACATTCTCGTTCGGCAAGACCACATGGATCTTGTCGCCAGGCAAAAGAGGTGTTGTTCCGTAGTCGATGACTGTGCTCCGGACCGTGAGGTACTCCGCTGGATCCTTCAGCTGAGCGAGAATAGCCTTAGCCCTTAACATGCATTCATTGTCACTGTAGAGTTCCTCATCAGTGTCCGCAAGTTCACGTGGATATCCAATGCTGCCACTATCCTCCTGCGTATTGCTAAATCTTATTTCCATATAACATAATCCGTCAACTCGAAGGTCATTAGTTCCCGTAGCCGTTCCCGTAGTTACCTTATGAAATTGAATAGCTTGGATGTTCGTGAAGGAAGGGGTTCCAACAACATGAAGTTTACCATTTGCATTTTTATTTACATCATAAATATTTCCTTTGGATAAATCAAACTCTTCCAATTTCCAAGTTACATATCCCAAATTCAAATCTGCCCAGTTTATTTGATAATAATTTGAGGTGTCAGGAGCCAAGATTCTGATGTAACTTTGGGAATCATCAACATTGTATGGGTCTTTATAAAGCCACATTATAAGTTTGGAGGGGTTCTTTACTGGAACGGGATGTGTATGTTTAAAATCTATAATACTTCCTTCAGTTGCTATGTCAACATAACATTCTACGCTGTGAGTTCCTACCATGTAATATGCAACAAGTGCCAAATGTCCAATAGTAGCAGTCCAACCATCTAAACTTGCCTCTGTCCAAGCGTCTCCACTCGGAGGTTCAGTCTTTTCTGCTGCTCCGTAAATCGTGATTTTGTTTCTCACGCCAAAAATGTCCTTGCGATATTCACCAACTTCGATTTTATCAGTAAGGCTTACAGATGACGTTTTACTTAGACGTGCGAAAAACTCGAACTTAGCGTCTGGGGCCACACGAAAATCGTAACCAATTACTCCAGCCTTGTCGCTTGCTGCAGCAATAGCCCTTAGAATGTCCCAAGCGGGTGTATTATCATATTCTAACAGAGTAAATGTTGTGTCTGTATCCTCTACAAGTTCTACTCCGCTTCGATTATGGCTTAAACCAGCATAGTAATCCATCAAGTCCTTAACTATGGCTTCGCCTTTTTGACTGGAATACGTCTTCGTAACAACTCTGCGGAAGAGCTTCTCTCCCCAACATCGGCCAGCGACGCGCACATAATTCTCAGTAGGACTTGATTCATACTTGGTGCTCTCGGTCCTCGTAGTAATAATCTGCGGACAATTCACGCCTCTACCAATGTAAATAGAGCCATTTTGACCGATAATGATCGGGTAGGTCCCACCGGCACTATACTTCTTATCCCAATTCTGAAGCAACAATTCCCAACTGCTAACCTCTGTGGTGCAGCCAAGATGCACTCTGGCTTCAATAACGTCACCTTGAGGAGGCGTAACAGAGCCCAGAACCACAGCCAACACGGGAATGTTAACACTCATGGAGCACTTTCAACTCCTCGACGGTACAAGGCTTGTTCTCCAGCTCGAGTTATGCCACGTGTACGCTCAGGTGTTTCAGCGGCTGTTGCATTATACTCTTTAACGCTTGACGTCGCTGCATTCATTTGACTTGCGAAAATAGCCATGGCTGCTGCTGCAGCAATAACTATTCCTATTCCCACACCGGTTAAAGCCAGAAATGTTGCGTGGCTAATGTTTAAGGCGTTTTGAGCCGCAGTTGCTGCCCACGTAATAGCCGTTTTGATGCTATGTGCTATGCCTGAAGCGGTTACGGCTCCTGCTGTAGCTGTTTCAGTTGTTCCTTCAATCGCCACGGCAGCCGTGTGTCCAGTCGTCATAAGCGTTAAGAAGCTGTACATTCTGGCGCATGTGGATACAAGCATTATTACCATCATTATTGTGCGAAGGTACTTGCTCGTTTCTTTATCAACGAGTCCGAAGTCTGAGGCGAGTGTTATGAGTTCTGTACCCATCATGGCGGTAGTTCTGATGCCGCCGGCGATAGTGCGCAAGCTCACGGTACAAGATTCAACATGTGTTTGCATGTCAGTGAAGCTGGACCCTGCAGCCTTAACGTTCCCGCCCATGTCAGTTACAGCACTGCGAACAGACTCAAACGTAGGCGTCGCCTCATCAACTGCTCTGATCGTAACGAATATCTCGCCTAACGCGCTCATCCCTGTAAACTCCTCTCAGCTTGAATGGCTGCATCCCAAGCCCACGCAAGAACTTGACCGAGTTTTGGCCAGTTCAGTTGAAATGCTTCCGTCAAGAAATAGCGTGGCGGAGTGCGACTGGCTCCAAACTCTACCATATAGGCGTAGGGAGCCCATGCACCTACCCTCAAAATCCAATCCTCAACACGGTGGTAAATTGTACTTCGCAAGAAACCAGTCCTGACAGGGCACATCCTGAAAGCTGCAATGTGAATATCTTCGCCCACACGCTCCAGACTACGCTGAACAGCCGTGTGCATCAAAGGGGGCAGCCTATCAAATGCCCTCTGCACCTCTTCAATTCCTTCAACATTCATTCCAAACTCAATACTCAATGCACTTTTGCCTCACGCTTCGCTTTATCAATCTCTTCCTGCGTCTGACGATCCACTTCGCCCAAAATAACAAGAAATTCCTGAATCTTCTTGGCTGGCTCTCTTACGAGCTGGCTTGGTAGGCACTTGAACTCTGCACAGAGTCTGTACTCTGTGATGGCTTGATGGGGTTTTCCCCGTCTCATTGCCCTCAAGAGTTTTTTGTTTCTTCAACCGTTACGGTGTTTAGCTTGTTTGCGATTCTGCTGAAGAGTTCGCCTAAGCTTATTGGAACGCCTTCTTCTTCGCTTAACAATTTTTCAATGGTTACTGGTTTGTTTTGTGGCTGTTCTTTAAGCGAAGCACATATTGTTTCAGCCTGAATCGCTACGTAGTCTGTTGTTATGACCATGCCTGTTTGAGGGTTATAGCGTGTGTACTTCTGCAGTATGCGGTTTCTCTTAGCCCAGCTGATCTCTTGAAAAACGTATTTGCCCCTATATTCTGAACCGTATTCGTCTCCGATTTCAATAGTTTCTCTCCTCACTTGAAAGCCTCCGCTTAGCTTATCGCTACCTGTCTGGCTACAAATGAAGCTTTAAGAGATACCAAGTCTTCAACTTTAGTCGGTGTTTTTACATCTTCCCATTTGCAGTTGCTGAAAACAGCTTTGTTGCTTCCGCCTAAGCCAAACTCTAAGCTGAACTCCGTATCGTTTATGACATCGTCAAACTCGTCTTTGCTTTCAAACTCGAATGTTACTTCACCTGTTAGGTTTCTGTGTCTATGAGGTAGATACTTTAGAATGTATCCTGTGGTTTTTATGACTGGCACAGGCTTTAGGTTGTTTTCTATGTTGAATTTCCAGTCTGTTACACGGTCAAGTGCGGTTCCGCCCTTTTTAACGTAGCTTTCATAGAATGGAACGGCGCCTACGTAGTCTGCATATGTTGCTCCTGTGATTTTAGCTGTGCCAACCGTTAAGTCTTGTCCGAGCAAATCCGCAGTTGCCTTAACAATGTCTTCGATGCCACATTCAACGCTTACTTTCTGAAATTTGCAACCTGTGTAAAGAAGTGAAATTATGTCCGTTGCCGAGGCGAAGATTCCCTTATAATACAGTGCTTGAATGCTTAATGACTTGTCTAATTCAACTTTTGCCCACTGAAGAAAGGCTATGGGTGCTTCGCTTGGAAGCGGATACGATACTTTGAGGCTTGGTGCTCTCAAACCTTTTTTGATGGCTTGCAGATCTACTAAGCCTACTCCACGAACTTTTATATTGCTGGGATTTATGGCTGGCTCAACGCTTTCAGCTGTAATACCAAGCATTGCTGGGCTTGTAGGCGTTACTCCATAGACGCTTTCTTCAACGAAGTAGACGCGGCTTTCATGCGCTCCATATGTGTCAACCATTTCCTCTTTTCACACTCCTTTTTTAAAATACTCCTCCAATGTCCTCGAAGGACCATGATTTCAGAACAAACTCAGTTCTGAAAATGATGGGTTTAGTATCCACACGGTCAGCATCCCGAAAGCTTACAACATCGAGGTATGTGATTCCATTAACCATGACCGTGCAACTTACACAATCGCAATTTATTATGGCTGCTGTCACGCCGTTGCTTGGGTTTGTGGTTCTTGCCAAAAGCCAAACATACCCATTATCATCAATGTAATCGGTAATGCTCGTAGTAAGTGTGATAGTGATTGTTTCGTCTGCTCCACCTGTTCCGCTCTGGGCCTGCTGCCAAGCACTTGCGACGTGATTCCAAACTTTTATGGTTACGCCATTGCCCGCTGGAGCTGTGCCGTAGCCTTCAAAAGCTAAAACAATCTTTTTAACCGTTTTCTCTCTGCTCTCAACCTTGAAGCGCAAAAGCATCAATGCATATTCGAGGTTAACAGAGGTGTTTTTAGAATAACGCTGATCATCGCTATACCAGATTCCTTGATATTCAGTGTTAGTTAGCTCGATCCAAGATGTGTTTCCAGGAACAAGCTCCGAAGCGGATCCTGCTTGAAAAGCCTTATGCGGATCGCCACTCGGCCAGCCTAACCCGGCAAAATCGTAGCGTGTCTGATTTGGAATCTTGTTGTTTTGCCTGACAATGCGGTTTACTTCTTCAACCATTTTTTGGCGCATGAGCCTTCCAGGGTCTGAGGTTGCTGGGCGGTCGGTTGCCCACGTGTTAACTCGGATTCTTCCTAAACGGCGACGTATCCTACCGGACATCTCGATTTTCTGGTCTTCACTCTGAGCCAAGCCAACGGTTATTTGTCCGTCATAGTTTTTGAAAAGCTCTCGGTCATACCATTCCTTGCTCACGTAAATGCTGGCTATTGAATTATCATCCTTAATTACATGAATGTTCTTGCGCAGAAGCCTTATCGTGGTTGTTATGGAATCCTCATATTCACTCATTGACTAATTAGCCTCCGACAAACGTTTTTGTAATATTCTGGGTCTCCGTTCAAATCGAAGGCTTGAACGGTTAAAACCTCGTAGTCAACGCCAGCACGCCTGATTTTGTCGTGGAGACGTACCGGCACGAACGTGTAGACTGTAATGTGGTCTTCAAAGAGATAGCCGGGTTCGATCATGATTTCTCCTGCCGTGCCCATTGTAACAGTGGCTTTGATGTCCAGGGCTTGACTGTAGCTGACTTGTTCAGCAGCTTCACGAATTGGATAGAGAAGCAGGTTTTCGCCCTGCAAGTCCAAGATGCGTGTGAAGTTTGTCAGTGGGTCCGCATAATTGAGGAATAGTTGTGCAAGCCATGTCGTGTTAGCCATGGCCTTCTGAGGTGTTATGGGGCTGTAATCCGTGAACAAAGGTCCCCAAGAAGCCAAGAACTCCTTTTGATATTTGTTGATGATTTGCATGCTTAAGGCAAGGCTTGGCTTATCATGTACTGCTCTAATCTTCCAGAGGATACCGCTCGTTAGGGCATCATAGTAGGCGCATGCTGGAAAACGGGTTACGACATCGATGTAGCCTGGCCAACAGATGGCGGGGTTGTAAGCTGGATATTGTGCTGAAGCTCGGATTGTTTGTATGAAATTGTAGACTCTTTGACATGTTACGCTCCATCCTTCATAAGTGTATAAGCCTAACAATGCGAAGCTCATCGGGTCATCGTAAACTTGCGTTTCTCCTGTGCCAACACGGTGCCAACTTCCGTCGCCTGAAGGCTTAGGGTCAAACCACAAGTAAAGCTGCTCAAAGCCGGTACGCAAGAAGTTAACGAGGTCAACCATCATTGCGACGTAGGTAGGTAGGTTTGTCGGATCGTAAGTTTGAGCAAGCATATCTAAGCCGATTAAATCATAAAGGTCCTCGCAATTCATTGGCTGACTCCAATTGTTGTTGATGTCCACATATCGAGCGAATCCGCCGTAATACTTGTCATGAACCCCTAAAAGGCTCGGATTGTGCTGCATGTTATAGAGGAAGGTTAATCCAGCAAGCTTAGCAGCATTCAGATATCCAACCGTGTTAGTTAAAGTGTAAGCTTTCAAAAGAGGAGGAATGCATCGACCAGTATCAATACTCCAATACTCCGTTCCAGCTTCAGCGTTTTTGAATCCGCCGTAAGCCTTTTTCATGTTATCTGTGCACTGCTGAGTTAAGATAAAGTCTGCGAGCTCGACAATTTTAGCGAGAATTTCGGTTTGTTTGCTTGCAAATTGAGAAGCGGAATAAGCCTCATAGAGAAAGTCAATTGCGAAGGCTGCAGGAAAGGCTCCTCTTCCAAAGGATGGATCTGGACCTTCAACCTTACCGTTTTTGGCGACGTAATACGTGTATTGGAGATTGTTCTGCATTGTTAAGACGTTGCCGTTTATGCTTGCAACACTATTCCATTCACTATGAGCATCATCTTGAATTTGCACTGGATATTCAACTTTAAATTTGGAACCGTCAGCAACCGTGACGTCTTTTTGTCCAGCAGACGCATTTTGAGTCATGTTCGTTGGAATAACGTAAAAGTATGGAGCGTAATGCATTATGAAATCGTAATAGCTTTGTGGAACGTTCACTTTGCCATCAGCTCATTTATCAACTTTTTAATCTCGCAATGAGTGCAAACGGAATAATCGACTACAGAACACTTTTCGCACACAAGCTTGCTGAGTCTCTTAAGCTTCTCAATCATCAAACAAATTCCCGCCTCTCAGAAAGCCCCCAACCAATAAGTTTGCTGTAAAGGAGAAAGGAGATTTCACCGCAAAGCCTTCTGAGTGGTTTCGGGTTTTTATGATGATGTCCTATCCTACAACTTCAACGTCATAGCCATTATCCATAAGCTGCTTCAACTCGGCGCTTGTCAAAACCATTTTAACATTGTTAACTTTAGCCACGATATAATTACCCTTCCCCAAGACTTTACTCATGGATTAATCAACCCGCCCCGATATGTCGGGACTTCATCTTTGGCTGAAGCTTCAGCAGCCTTCACGGGCAAAGCAAAATTGACCAGGACCCTGAGCAGGTCGTTCTGGAAGCCTTGAACTGCGCCTTCAAACGCAAGCCTTCCAATAGAAGCCTTTGTAATGTAAAGGTCTCCAAGGCGATAGTCGAAGGCGCCGAGCAGCATGCCTCCGCTTGCAGCCACAAGGATACGCAATGAAGCCAGGTTTATGGCAGCCATCTTCGCCCAATTATACCGTGGATCAGTCACAAGCAAATCCTGGCCCACAATACTGTTGGCGTATAAGTTTGCATAATCAACATGCGCTTGGAAAGATGCCTGGGCTACGGGCAAACCGAACACGGTGTAACTTAAGCCTGAAGCATCAAAACTGGCGTTAAGATGAGACTGAATATCACTAATTGTAACATATTGTACTGTCATACCGTTCTACCTCTAAAAACTGAAAAGTTCCTAAAAAAGGGGAATGTCTATAATTACCTAATCATGCTATTACTACGTTGCCGGTTTTGGTATCGCTGTTGGTATGCCGGATACTTCAGTGACGGCTGCTGCTTGACTTGCTGTTACGCCCAAGCTTGTCATAGAGACTATCGCATTAATTCCTGTAGTTGTCGTCTGAACTATACTTGTTTGAGCGCTTTTTGTGACGTACATACCTATTAGCTCAGCGATTACGAAAGCCAGCGTTCCTATCCCGCCGAACACCAAACCCATCGTAATCAGGAAGGATGGGTCGAATGCGACGACAGTAGTTACAGTTGTAGACGTCACATTTCCGTCAGCAAACACAGGTTTCGCCAAGAACAGAGCTGCTGCTGTAACCAACATGACTAGAAGAAGGTATTTCTTCATTTGTGTTTCACCTCTTCCTTTTTTTATTTGTTCCGCCTCAAGGTCAAACCTTGAAGCATTGAAACAAAAACGTGGAAACTGAAAATGGGGAAATGAATCTGAAAAGTTCAGACTAATTCTAAGTTGTCGCCAAACCCGTTATTTTCGAAATTGCCTCTCCGCATGTTATAACCGGCGAGTACCTTGTCGTAAGACTGATGTCGATTGCGTCGAACTCTTTTTTAATGTCAATATCAGTAAGCAAAGGTCGCTTTATCACGAAGAAACCTAGCGGCGCATAGGATGCGCTTAGATTTTGCCCTGTACTAAACACGTAAGCAGTACCAACTGGCACAACGCTGCTAACATAGAATTGCAATCCATACACAGTTCCTATTGCACCGCTTTGAACCACTGGCTCGCCATACTGAGCATACAGTGAAAATTGGGGCAAATACTTGAGATCACGCGCATTAACAGGATTACAAAGCAAAGTATCAGCGATGAAGTTGTAACTAGCAATTTTCGCGTCAGCCCAAAGCAGATCCTTTGTACCAATGCCACCAGTTATGACAAACTCTGTACCTGTGGATCCGAGGCTTTTGCCCGTGCCAGCACTGCTACTACCAGCTGCAGCATCAATCACAGTCATGCAGTCTTTGTCAATTTGAAAAGCCATACGTCTCGCTAGACGTCGAAGCTGCTGTTCAATCACTGGAATATACAAGTCTTCGATTGCCTCACGTGGAATCCTTTCTCGCAGCCCTTTCTTGTAAGGCGTGACTGTTACGGTTGTTAATGGTGTAAAGTCCATCGGAATTTCCGCTCCTTCGCTGATCTCGCTGATGCCAATGCTTCTTGAACCTTGCTCTTTCGCAAATGTTGCTGTTCGACCTGCAACAAGCGGAAACTCGGGCAGTAACCGTTTTACGACCAGAGCCGGCATCGTCAATTCTATGATATGCTTGTGCAACGCGGGATACGCTATCGCGCCTGTGTCAACCCATGTAAAAGCATCACGAACCATAGCCATGTAAAATCACCTTTTACCAGAGATCAATGTATGCGGTGCCGCCGCTTGCGGCGCCTGCGGTTGCTTGACCTACGATCGTAGTGTTCAGAGTCGTGTTGTCTGCTGTAAATTGTGTGTCATTCTGTGGTTTGACTTGATCTCCTGCAACTATAGTGCCATAAGCGATTACTCTGCAAATTCCTCTTTTCACAACACTAACGCTTTTGCCGCTTAGAGCCTTCGTAAGAGCTATACCTGCAAATTTCTTAGTGCCCACAACGACAGTTGACCTTTTAACCGTCCAATCTCCGCTGTATTCGAGAACATCGCCTATGTTAATGTCTTCACCCGCGATAAGGGTTACAATGTAACGATCTGAGACAAGCGGACTTGTTCCTTCTAATTGTAGAGTAGCCATTCAAAACACCTAACCTTTGAAGCCTTGAGTTTGCAGCATCCTGTTAGCTTTGAGAATATCCTTGAAAAACCAGTCATAGTCGGGACCCGCGGTGTCTTTATTTAACTCGTCCACTGCGACAATGCCTTTGCCCGATGCTTTGCCAGTGTTTTTCTGAGCTTCAGCCTCAGCTCCCTCAGCTTTTGGTGGAAATCCCGCCTCACCTTCACCAGATTCGCCTTCCTCTGCTTCTTCTGGCTCTGCCAGCTTCTTTGACAGTTCACTTATTTTTTTGCTTAGACTTCGTTTCGTTGCTCTTTTTCCGATTTCATTCTCTAATTCAGCAACCCTTTTCTTTAAAGTGTCCAATTCTGAGTCGCTTGCGCTTGGACCTTCCGTAATCTGCTTCTCCAGTTTTTGCACCTTATTCATCAAGTCTTCGTATTCAACTTGTTTCGGCGCCGTTTCGCCTGGCGCCACGTTCACTACGCCTTGTGCCTGATGCGGAGAAGCCTTCGCCTGAGCATTCTGTTCAGACAAATGCTTCACCTCCTCTTTTGCTTCACTCTTTTTGTTTTCAGGTTCTTGCGGCGTTAGCCTAGAACCCACATCTTTGTTATCTTCCGATAACTGCGAATTTTGAATATTCTTTAAAATAGCATCATATTGAGAATCATTCATGGCTGCTGCAAAGCCAACAGGATGAAACTCTGTGGTCTTATAAGCTGGAGAGGCGACGATACTTAACTCTCTCACTTTAGGCTTATGCACGATTTCCCAAGCTCCAGGGCACAAGTGAACAAGCATGCCCTCTTTGCGTGTAGGTTTCTTGCATTTGCTACATTCAACATCGTCGCTATCTACCTGAGCACTAACCGTGTTGACGTAATTGCGAATTATTTTTTCAATCAGTTTTTCCTCGCCGACTTCTGCTCTGAACCAAACAGAATTGCCCATGCGTTTTGCTTCTGGAACCTTGCCTACAACCATTAAGGCACTCTCTGCATGATCTACACGAAGTTGAGCGCCGATAAGACTTTGAACGAAAAAGTCAAGGTCTTCCTCTGGAACCTGCCATTTATTCGCATTAACACTTGTGTCAATGGCTACGCCTTCAATGTTGATTAACTTCTCTTTCAGCGCGTACTCTGCAGAAACGCCTTCCTGAGCCTTAAAAGGCACATAGTAACGCAGCTGCATCTTACATTTTCACCTGGTTACCATGAACAGTAAAATACTAGCACCGAAGAAAATCATAGGGCAAGGAAAACGCTTGCGCCATGTAACAAGCGCATGCGCCGCAAATCCAAACAGGATTGGTTTTAGCTTTCGTGTCGAATGTATGGCTTTATTTTATTGGCAACATAATCCAACTTTTCTCTGCTTGCTTCCTGAATTTCTTCAAATTTGGGAAGCTTCTGCCCTTCATATCTTGGGATTACATGCACGTGTACGTGGAATACGTCTTGGCCAGCAGCCTTCCCGTTATGTTGAGTTATGCTTATTCCCTCAGCCCCTACCGCCCTCTTCACAGCCAATGCAACCTTCTTGACGACTTTGTATAGATGGGCAACTTCTTCATCTGGAACCTCATAGACCGTTTTGTAATGTCTCTTAGGAATCACAAGGGTGTGACCCTCATTCAAAGGCCAAATGTCCAGAACAGCTATAACCCTCTCGTCCTCGTAGACGTAGCTTGCTGGAGACTGCCTTCTAACAATTTTACAAAAAATGCATGAAACTTCACCCATAAAGCCACCCGCATTCAGAGATTAAAGGGGTCATTTACCAATTTTAATTTTTGCTCAAATCCTGTAAGGCCTTTAAAGGCTGTTTTGGGGTTCTCCATAAACAATAAAAGCAGGTCAAAAATAAAATATGTAAGTTGCATTTTACACCTTCATCTGGTTGCTATTTCTGGCAAAATACCAATGGTGGTATAAATCAGGCTTAAACCGCTGGAATCCGTTTTCCACGAACTTTGAACAGGGCCTCTTGCCAAGCCCTAAACGATTGCCAATCTTCAAGCATGCTCTTCTTTTCTTGCGGATAGTAGCCTTTGCATCCTGGCACGCTGCATGGCGGATGAGCCATACCCAACTCCTTATAATGTCCTAGCAAATGGTCATGCGCCTGCTTCTGTTGCTCCTTTGACAAGTTTGTGTGCGTCACACGAGCAATAGCATTCCGTAGATGCGGACCGTCAACTTTTCCGCTTTTGTCGTGATGTGGTAGATTGCGGTTTGTTCTAGGAACGGTTTTGCCTTCGCTATCCTTTTCACCTTTGACCACAAGGGCGAAAGCCGAATCGGGGAGGTCATTTATCATTTTGGTGTCCCATTCTTTCGCTTGAAAACTCATATTCTCACCATAACTATGAAACGTGTGATATTTCCATGTAAGCCTGAAGAGCCATTTTACGGTATTCATTCCATACGTTGAAATCCATAGCTGTACGGGTTTCACTTTTTACGTGCTTTTCATACCAGTTATTAACTTGCTCACGAGTTTTGAATCGTTGCTTGTCAAACATGTAATTCTGAATTATCCAACGATTTGTACCCTTAACTCTTCCAAGCGTTATTTTCACGCCTTCCGTGATCTCCTTAACCCTAAACTTGTCGAATCTATCAGGGTCTTTGACACGCATTCGCCACACAGTTGTGCCTTTCTCAAGCCCCGGCATCTTTTCACCCAGCGATTTTAGGCAAAAACTCGGAGACAGGAGTTCGCTTCTTGCACTTAGGACATTCATACGCAACAATTACTACGTATGAACCGCCAGCCCATTCGGTAACAGGATTCAAATAGCCACACATGCAGCCTTCTTCGTGAAACTTTCTAGCCATGCTAGTTCGCCAACCACTCAGCAATCGTTAACAAACGCTTCAAAATAGCAGCTTTGACGTTTGCAAGGTGTCGCTTATTGTCAATGAAAAGTACGTATGTTTGGCAATCCTGCGGCATCACTATGCGCATCTTGCTGTTGTAATGATACTTGCTCTTATCCATTTTACCATAAAAAAACCGTCTGACGCGACAGAATAGACAAGTAAAATGTGGTCTACTCATCCGGTTTGAATAGCCACACAAAGTATGACAAGGCATGCGAATCTTCAATTATTTACCCCTCGCTCTGTAACGCCTCAACAACACCTGTCACGGTCTTATCGACTACTTTGCTGCCTTGGCTTCTGGGCTGAGGAGGAGGAAGCATATTCTCCGCTTCTAAAGCCTCATCAGTAGGTTGTTCAGGATAACCTAGTTGCGGTCGAGCTTCACTTCGCAGAATAATGTTTTTCTCCACGAGATCACCGATGAATTTAGCTTTAACATCAAGTGTAGGCTCCCAAATCGGACGCCACTTTATAGTTGGAACTTCAACGCCCTCTCCAAACTTAGCTTCCAAGAGTTGCTTAAACAGTATTGTTTCAAGCGTGTCGCCGATGAGCTCCTGCAGCATCCTTAACCGTGTCACATACTCTTGCATCACAATTTCAGCTGTTGCACGGTTTGTTCCCTCACTTTGTCCGAGAAAGATTTTTGGAACTCCCAGCACAGCTTCCCTCTGTTTGTACAGATAATCCAACCAAAACTGAACATTCACATCCTTCGTAAGGCTGGGAACAACATCAACAGCAACATCACCACGCACAAAAACATCCGTGGCAGGCTGACGATCACGAAAAGCTTCCATAAGTTGCTGAAGCTGCGGATCGCTGAAGGGCATTTCAGGTCTTCCCGCTTTGACTACGAGCATTGGCTTAGTATAAGTATGGATGATGATCGCCATGTCATCTTCAAGCTGATCGATTAACGCCTGAATCTTCAGCAACGGTCTTAGTAGGCTTGTGCCATATGAAAATTCATACCACCAAGACTTAGCGCCCCATCGAAAATGCACAATATCCTGGACTGTGAAGACGACAGGAGGCATGGTCAATAATTGTATGTAACCGAACACATTGCCATAAGCATCACGTCTAACCCGCACGTGCACAGGATCCAGCGGCTTAAGCCACCATTCTTCAGGCGGCATACCCTCTTCACGGCAGATCTCAAACTCTCCATTGCCAAAAACAAGCATATCCGTTCCTATGATACGTAGAGTCTGCAAAATATTATGCTCATCAAGCCAATCTGTCAACCACTCTTTAACAGCTTCATCTCCGCCTTCCAACTCAAAACCGTTGCTAATCGCCAGATTAATCGTAACATTGATACACGCGGAGATATACGGAGTAAACGTAAAAAGATCTTTGTATTTGGGCAAATCCTCAATTGGAACCGCGCCCCAGATACGTTCCCAATATGCCGTATAGGGCGGAGTGACGAAGCCCGCACCGCTGCCCTTAAGCATATATTTGGTAACGTAGCCCCAAAGCATCCCATCAGCTTTCCAGCTGACTGGAATCTCCTCTTCAATCTGCCTTTTGCTCAGTTCTGGCGGAACTTGGCGTTGAGCTTCGAAACCCTCTTTTAAAGTGCTTTTCCATGGCATAGTTTTCACTTTCTAGCTACTTTGTAGCCGCTAAGACAACACCTTTACTTTCAGGTGCCCTCTCGACAACAATGCGGACTTCTTCGAGAACCACGTTTTTTGTAATGTCCACGCCGTTCACGTAGATGTGAAGATCCGTTGAAGCACAATTTATTTTCATGCCCAAGGCTTTCACATCGCCTTTTGAATTAGCCACAAAAATTTCCTCTTCCATTCAGGTCACTTTGATACTACTTTGACCCGAGGGTCAATGCGGAAGCATAACAGCGCCCTTGCCGGGAAGGGGCGCCTGAACACTCGCATAAACCGCCAGAGCCGTACTCCAAAAAACATCATCATGACCGCCTACAGGATGCGCAAACTGAATATGTCCTGTCTTCATTAACTTGTATTTTTCAATGTTCAACTCAGCAGTCATGTCGACATCCTCAAGCCTATTTGCGGGAACATACGGGATTTTCACTTCGCTAGTGCGCATCTTCTCACGAAGGATCGTGGCCATTTCTTCTTTACTCTGAACAGTGAACCCAATGCCCATCACGCCTTGAATACCGCTGCGGACCATATCTTCAACGATGTAGTTGCCAACGCCGGTAATGTCTGCGTATATTGCTCTTACTTCGTGCCAGCGGTCTTGGAGGCTTTTCACGTAGCCGATTACACTAGCGTACTCGGTCTTCAACGGAAAACGGTGAACATGTACAACTCGTAGCGTTGACCCGGACTTTTCAGCTACTAAGACAACACTATAATCCTGTTCCTTACCAAAGTCCACGCCAACGTAAAACTCGCCCTTCGGCTGGTCCTGAAAATCATAGAGCTGCAACTGGCTGTCTATGCAGCTGACAATGAGGCTTTGCGTAAGCCAAGTGTCAACATCTTCGAGAAACTCAGCCATAAACTCCCGCTGGAAACGCTCAAACGGAAGCTGCTGCTTCATTTCGTTTATGAAACTTTGCGTGACTAAGCCTGCTTGTTTAGCATCTTCACAAGTAGTAACAAACTGTTTAAACTCCTCATTCTGGCACATCTTATAGAATACACTGTCCTTACTCCAAGGTGTGCTAGACACTATCAACGCGCCGTCAGTTGTGCTGAGCATTGGGTACAACACATTATAAAAGATAAGCTGGTCATCCTTGAAAAAAGCGGCTTCGTCACATATCACTTGATGTGCTGTGTAGCCTCTCAGCAGCTGCGGACTGTTGGGCAAGGCAACGATTCGGCTTCCATTCTTAAAACGCATTGTTGTCCGCTGCAACCTGTCTATAAGCAGCGACCGATAGCCTGCTGGCATGCTTAATAGAAAATCTTGGATACGGTCGCTCATGATCATGCTCTGCCGGAGCGTAGGCGCCACAATAAGCGTCAAAGTCTTCGGATGCGTAGCAGCGAACCATATTGCTCTTAGAGCTATGCAGGTTGTCTTGCCGACTTGACGAGACCAGCGCACAACGATACGCTTACTCTTCTCTTCCAGCAGTTTGGCCTCATACTCGAAAGGCTTGAAGTTAAAAAGAGTTTCCGCAAACTCAACAACATCATTGGGGATTTGGAGCTGACTTTTAGCGCCCCTTCCTTCTGCATGAGACTTTTCATACAACTGCTCTACTGCTTTTTTCAGCTTCTCTCCGCCGGATCTCGTTAACCATCCGCTCCAGCCGCTTTAAATCAGTTTGAAACTCTTTCTCATCAAACCCCTTACTCAGATTCTGCATAACCTGCGCCGTGTACGTTGCTAACCGTGCCCACTTCTGCCGCTGCTGAGGAGTAACACCATACTCTTTCCCTTCATCATCTCGGAGCCGCTTAACCTTACCCTGCGCAATCGAAAAAGCCAAATTAAATAAAGCATCAAGCTGCCTCAGCAGTTTAGCACGTATCTCCTGACTATCAACACGTGCAACACGACGAATTTTTACTAGGTATAGAGCTACCCTCTCAGATGACCTTACCGAAACCATATCTGAGACACCGCCCCTATACCTACCTTTTTTTCAACGTTGAAAACTTCCTCTTCCACGAGAATCAACAAGCACTTCGCCCTTCTCAACATCAGGCACATCACTGATTTGAATAGCCTTGTTGAGAAAGGCAAGAACATCCACTCGCGAAGCTTTACTAACTGTTTCGCACACTATCTGATCATTGTAGCTTAGCGAATAGATTATCGCTCGAATCTGCCTCAACAATAATTTCTTTTCGCTTCTTTTATGAACCAAAAAACTTCACCGTCATGCCACTCAAAGGCGGCAAAATGAAAACGCGTGTTTCTTCAACTTAGAAGCAGCACTTGTGAGAAAAGAAGATTATTGTAAGTGAATCTGTAATTAGAATACATAATCAGAATAGATAATCTTAATATGTAATACAGTTCATTATTTTTTCTGATGCAATTTGAAGCGTGGCTCAAAAGACGCGGCAGCAGAAATTCTTGAAGAAGTGATCAGATCGCCAAATCTTGCAATGACACGCATCGTTGCAAGAACCAGCGTAAACTACCAATTCCTAAAAGTGATAGCCAAAAACGAATTAGTCCAAATAGAGAATGCAAGTAAAAGACGGAAAAAGCTGATTATAACAGATAAAGGACGCCAATTTCTGCAACATTACCGAATATGCAACACACTATTCCCACAAGAAGCCTAATTGAAGAGATGCTCTAACATGTGGAAAATTCGTCGTCCCAGCGCTTACACATTCTCTTCTCCTCTTTCCTCATCCTCTATTTCTTTTTCCGTTAATTCAGCGGTTTTCGCAGACCAGTTGCGCAGCATGAAATCGCTTAGAGCCCAGTTTCTACCAACTTTATCAGCTACTCGCTCGCCAATCTCATTCTGCATGCGCTTGTTCATGCGTTTAATCCTACGAGTAATATGATGATATTTCAAACCGCAGCCTTTCACACGAGCATAAATCTCTTTCGACGACAAACCTTCAGATCCTGCAGCGTGAAGCACATCCAAGATTGCCTGGTCTCGACTATCACTACAAGCAATGTCAATTAAATATTGAGAATCAACATCCATCAAGTGTCGGAGACCGAGAGTAAGCCCTCTTAACATACGTTTAATCTCTCGAATTTCCTCAGCATTGCGACGTACAAGAATGTTTAGCCACTTATACTTACCATATTTTTGCTCCGGAGTACGTCGCCTTTTAATTTTAACATTACTCGTAGTATTCTCTGTCAAAACTTCAACAAACCCTCCAGAGAGCATGTATTAAATGTAGCGAATGTTGAGATGTTAACCTAGACCAATTAGCTTCACAAATATGCAGTCTTAAGACAACCGCAAAAAACAAACCGTTCAACAAAACAGCCATAAATTAAGCCTCCTCAAACAACATTCAAAACCACATTTAACAGCTAAACATTCCAAAAACGTCACCTCACGTAACTATCCATCTTCGTCTGATCCTTGGGCATCGTAGGCTCTAAAAGTCGCTTTAAAGTATCGTTCAACTGCTCAAACATGCGCTCGTTTCTTTCTGCCCAGTCAGGATACGTCGCAATAATCTCTAAGCTGTCAGGATGCGTAACATCTCCAACCTTAATGATTACGCCATTACTCTTCTGAAAAAGATCAATCGTAAGCTTCGGCAAACGCTCGCCCACACTAAAAACGTAATGAGCACCCTTGAATCGTATGCTTGATAAGACCAGTTCAAGAACCTTAATGTCCGTAATCAAACCCGTAAAGCTGAAACCGTTGCAGATCAGTTGATAAGCCCTACCAAGATTGGCTGGCTTCCGCACGTACAAGTTAACCCTTCCAGTCTCAAACCACTGAAGCCTTCCAAGCCTATCCTTCCACAACAACCACCTATTACGAGCCCTACTACGTATCCAGCCAACCTCAACAGCCCTTACTCGAACATTCGAGTATTCCCTCGGCAAATAACACCAACCACGCCACCCATGCAATGAACACTTTGAACCTCGCTCATTTTTGTGGTGATACTTCCAGCGGCTCCGCAGGTTTGCGACGTACTTCCCATGCTCTCGATATGATAAACTGAGGATTTTGCATAAGGGCTTAGGCGTCAGTAATGGATTTTTGGTGAGCTGCGCAAATACTTGCCGTGTGATGCTTTCACTATCACTACTCTCACAGTTATATCGTAAATCGGAAGAAAAACGCCTGCGGTCCTGAGCCCCAGCCAAAAACAAGTCACCTATTCTTTTGTTGCTGGATTCATTCGAGCTAGAAGGATAGTAAGCGGGCAAAGACGCCGCTTAACAGGCTTGCCTGACTTGTCAGGAGAGTTGACTATGATCGGGTTCTTATTGCACTCATCGATTATGGGACAATGTTTACACCTAGGCATCCCAACTCACCTATTCTTCATTTATCCTCCTTCGCAAAACTAACGCCTTGGGCTAGGCAGAAGTAGTTGCGGTCCGTATGCCGCTTGGCAATTAGCCCATCCTTGACCAAATCATTCAAGGCGTTATTGATTTGCTGCGGAGTTACTGTCCACCGTTCCTCTTCGACAGCCTTCACAACTTCGCCAAGCTGACGCCAGCCATCCAACTTACCCTTTTTAGCAACTGCAAGAATCTTGCCTGGAATAGTGTCGGTATTGATTACGATTGATTTCTCGACTGGGGCTACATCAACAATGCTCGTAGTAGCTTGCAAACCCACAGCAGCTGAGGACCCGGGTTCAAATCCCGGCGGGCCCACTACACCTAAAAACTTTATGAAGGCTTCTTTGAAAGCCTTTAAGGGCTCCAACTGCTTCAGCGTCGCTTCCAAAGCTACCTTCTCATCCTTAAGCTGAACAATTGTTTTTTGATATTCCTCAATATTCCACTGCTTCTTAATCTCATCCACTTTTTTCATGGCTTCGCGGAACGCCTTTTGTCTTTCCTCCTCAATTTTGCTTTCAAACTCTTTGTTTAACTCGTTGAAGATTTCAGTTCGGATATCTGTAAACCGTTTTTCAAGCTGCTCGTATTTTTCTTTCCAAACCAAATCATTCACCTCCATTTTACGCTTAAGAAAATCATCACGAACGCTCTCAGGGCTACGTTTACCGAGAGCAACATCCCTGCCAACCTCTTCAGGAACGCCCACGGGCAAAACGTAAACCTTCTTAACATCATTCCCAATCGCAGCGTAAAAATGTCCCAAGGGCAACGTCTGAATCTCTTCAGCAGCAATCTTCATGCCCAATAGTTGTTTAAGGATCCTTTCGACTTCATGGGCTTCTTTCATTCTGCCCATAAGCCAGTTGTCACATTGCCTTAACGGAGTCTTATCAATTCCCCCAATGTCTTGTGAATCCAAAAACATGTAGTTTCCTAGAGCAGCTCCCTTACGAATGAATTGCTGTGCAACCCATTTCACGGGTGTCATCTTGCCCTGAGGAATTGATTCCCAGGCCTCTGGAATAATAACGATAACATGGTCTAAACTGGCGAAGGCATACTCGATTGCGCTTGCAATCACCAGGTGTTGTGTCTCGAGACGCATGCCACTAAGGTCCATAACGTTAATGCCTTCACTCAACTCCAACTTATCCGTAAACACCCACTTCTCAAGCTCAGGAATCACAATCTCAAGGTAAGCGGCAAGCTTTTCATACACAGCCTTCATAAACTCACGTTTACTGTCTCGAGCAAACTCTAAGGCAGCTTTCTGAATTTCCTTAAGGTCTTTACGTCCCTTACACACTTTCATTATTCCATAACGCATGCCCGGTTCATACTTCACCTTTTCACCGAGAGCAACATTCACCAAGCCTTCAACGAACTGCCAATCCGCCCGGGGCTTATAGTAAGGAGCAACAAGATTGTACCTGGTAAAACCCGCTTCACCACGCTTCGTAATAAAAGCAATAGCCCGGAGCCCGCTGCGGCTAATCAAACCCTCAAGAGTAGTCGTCTTCCCCGATAATTGTGTCATCCCGAATATAGCTAGGTGGTGCAACGGCACAAAGACAGGCTCGCCAGAACCAACCTCATAGCCCAACAGAATCTTATCCGTCAA